TATCCATCTATCACTTCAGAATTGGTAGCTTCGGTATTTCCTGCATATGTTAATATTCTTGATGTAAAACCGGATACGGCTAATGTGGTTGAAGAAGTTAAAATCGTTAAACCAAGGAAGCCTAAAAGTGGACTTTAAATTGGATGACATTGAACTTGTTCAAACTAAATTCAATATGGTAAATCCTGCTCAAGTTAAATTTACTGGGGTTGATGAAGATAAATTCTACACTACAGCGTCTAAAAGTTATTTTTGGGCACCGGGTGTAAATTATGTAAAAGTTGAAGATGAATCAAAAGTGGATTAATATGTATATGGATATTGCCGTGAGAATCTCACAAGAATCTCACGCAATTCGTAGAAAAGTTGGAGCTGTATTTGTTTCTCCTGAAGGTGTAATGTCTATTGGTATTAATGGATTACCTTCAGGTGAGTCAAATACTTGTGAGAGGGAAACTTATTCATTTGACGACGAGGGTTATATTACTGACAAACATTTGATTACATTGGATGAAGTGAGTCACGCTGAAGAGAATTTATTTTCTAAGTTAATGCGTCAAGGGGTATCTACAAAAGGTGGTAGAATCTTTATTACGTTATCTCCATGTATTCATTGTGCTAAAATCATTGTAGGTTCTGGTATAACTCATGTTCATTATAAAGAAGAATATCGAGATAACTCTGGTATCAATTGGTTAAAGAAAAATAATATTATTGTTATAAAGGAATAAATCGTGGCATTATACGACTATCGCTGCAATGAATGTAACGAAGTATGGGAAGAATTTCAGCGAATGATGAACAATAAAGTCCCAGAAACACTCCCTTGTCCTAAATGTGGTAAAGAAAATTGTGTAGAACAGACTGTAGCCTTTACTTCATTACCAATGAGTTGTACAATTGAAGCTTCTAATGCGATACGGAAGTTGAATAATGCTTCTAAATTCAAAGAGAAACTTCAACAGATACATGAAAATACTCCTGGTTCACAATTGAACAAATCTTCTACTATAGTGGATATTAAGTGATATTCTCTCATGCATTACTACCTAAATATGAAATACATAGAATTGATTCTCCTAATGGTAGAAAATATTTGACACCTGACGGTAATTCATATGAAAGTGTAACTTCATATTTAGGTAGGATTGAAGATAATTCTTGGTTAGATGAATGGCGTAAAAATGTTGGTGAGAAAGAAGCCAATAAAATAACTAAACGTGCATCTGATAGAGGTACTAATTTACATAATAATGCTGAACAATATCTTCTTAATAATGAAGTGAATGTGTCAACAATGAGTATGTTAGATAGAGGTTTATTTATTCCATTCTCTAAAGTATTAGACTTACATGTGAATAATGTAAGAGCGTTAGAATACCCTTTATATTCTGATACGTTAAAGTTAGCTGGTACGGTTGATTGTGTTGCAGAATATGATGGTGTTATATCTTTAATTGATTTTAAGACGGCTAAAGCTAGAAAGAACAAAGAAGATATAACAAATTATTTCTTACAAACCACAATATACTCATTCATGATTCAAGAGTTGTATGGTATAAAGATTGAAAATTTGGTTATAATAATGGGATTAGATTGGGAAGATAAAGTTCAGATTTTCAAAGAATCTCGTAAGAACTGGATTCCATTATTAACAGAAACTTTAAAATCTATCAAACCTAAGTGACTTGACATTTAATTGTAACAATGATATAATAACACATATTAAAATTTTGAGAGGTATAATAACATGAAAATTCTTACAATTCTAAACGAACTCGCAGATACATCATCTAAGAATGCTAAAATTGCAATCTTGCAGCGAGAAAAATCAAATGAAACCCTCAAAGCCGTATTTAAAGCTGCATACGACCCAACAATTAATTACTACATCAAAAAGATTCCTCCATATTATACAACTGGCGGAAACACTCTTAATTGTGGACTGGATTTTTTAGACTCTTTAAGTGGCAGGACTGTTACTGGAAATGATGCCATTGCGCTACTACATCGAGCATTATCATATGTAGATTCTGATGATGCTGAAGTCCTTTCACGAATTATCCAACGCGATCTTAAAGTTGGTTGTTCTGAATCCTCTGCAAATAAGGTATGGAAAGATTTGATTCCAGAATTCCCTTATATGCGCTGCTCACTTCCTGGTAAGGTTAAGTTAGATTCTTGGAAATGGAAAGATGGTATTTATTCGCAGCTTAAAGCTGATTCGCTCTATGCAAATCTTGACGTTGTTGATGGTATTGTAACTCTGACATCTCGTAATGGTAAAGAATTCCCTATTGAGAAATTTCAACAAATCGAAGCGGATTCAAAAATGCTTTGTTCATCTCTCAACGGCTATCGTATTAATGGGGAATTGCAAGTATCTCGTAATGGTAAGATTCTACCTAGAGAGATTGGTAATGGAATTTTGAACTCGGTATCGAAAGGTGGAGACTTTGATGATGGGGATATTCCTGTTTATTCGGTGTGGGATATTATTCCAATTGAATCTGCTATACCTAAAGGTAAATGTTCATGGACTTATGCAAAACGATTTGATATTTTAAAATCAATCTTTGCTACCACAACTCATATTCAAATTATAGAAACAAAAATTGTATATTCTTACGCCGAAGCATTAGAGCATTATTTTGAACAATTGGCTAAAGGGCTTGAGGGTACTATTATCAAGACTTCAACTGGTACTTGGGCTGATAATACCTCTAAAGATCAAGTTAAGATGAAACTTGAGGTTCTATTTGAGCTTCGTGTAATTACATTTCTTGACGGTAACGGTAAGAATGCTGATACTTTTGGTTCATTGTGGTGTGAGTCTCAAGATGGTTTACTTCGAGTTGGTGTAGGTACAGGGTTGACTGATGATATGCGATTGAAGTTATTTAACGATCCGGATACGCTTAGTTCTATTATTACAGTTAAGGGTAATAATATTATGCCACCGACAAAATCAAATCCGTATTATAGTATATTTTTACCTGTGTTCATTGAACCTCGTAACGATAAGACGGTTGCTGATACTTTGCAACAAATTCAAGACCAATTTGACAATGCAATAAAAGGGGTGTAGAATGATAGATCAACAAATGAAGATGTTAGATGAATTAAATGCACCTGTAATAGATGAAAATTCTCCAATTTTAATTGACACTAGCCAAGAGTTAAAAGATTTGGAAGCTCAAATTGCGTCAATTTTTAATTCAGCTCCTTCTGTAGTAACTCCTACACTATCCGCTGAACAGATAAAAGCTGTATATCAGCCTATTAATAAGAATCCTCCACTTGATTTAAATTCATTTGGAATAAAGTTTGATTCTGAAAAATTGGATTGGTCGCTATTACCTTTACAACCTGTAGAAGATATTATAAAAGTTCTTATGCATGGTGCTAAGAAATATAAGGTTGATAATTGGAAAATTGTAGATGATTATGATAGGCGTTATTTCAATGCTGCAATGAGACATTTATCCGCATGGAAGCAAAACGAATTAAATGACCCAGAGACAGGAATATCACATTTAGCTCATGCCGCATGTAATATTTTATTTTTGTTATCTACACATAGGGAGATTAAGTAATGGTTGCGAAGAATGATATTACTGGAGATGAATTGAAGAGCGGTTTAGCTTCAGAGTCTTATACAAGTGGTTGGGATTTGATTTGGGGTGATAACTCTGTTCTTGATGCTGAGGAACCAGAGGAAGAATATGTTAAGGAAGCTGAATGAGTGAATTCTACACGTACAGTAAAGTATGGGGAAATAATATTCTTTATCGCGGATATTCAAACGGTAAACAAATTGTAGAAAAAGTTCCATTCGGTCCTACTCTGTATATTCCGTCTAAAACTGAAGAGTCAGGATGGAGAGGTTTATATAATAATGAATCATTAGAACCGGTTGAATTCTCTGATATTAGGGAAGCAAAAAATTTCATTGACACTTACAAAGATGTTTATGGAATGCCTATTCATGGATTTCAACGATTTGAATATCAATATATTAATCACTTATTCCCTAATAAAGTAGAATATACATTCTCTGATGTTAATATTGTAACTATTGATATTGAGACCGTTTTTATCGGTGATGAAGAGGATGAAGGATTCCCGGACATTGAAGAAGCTAAAGTTCCCGTAGTTCTTATCTCATTGCATTCTACCAAAGATGATAAAACTTTAGTATATGGATTTAAAGACTATACTAAAGAAGAATCTGATAATTTTGAATATGTAAAATTCTCAGATGAAAAGGATATGCTTAAAGCATTGTTGGTATATTTCCAAACAACAACTCCAGACATTCTAACGGGATGGAACATTGAGACATTCGATGTTCCATATTTGTGCAATAGAATTGCAAACCAATTTGATGCTGATATGGTTAAGAAACTATCTCCGTTCAATATTGTAAAAGAAAAAATGATGGAGATTCGTGGAAAAGAAGTACAAACATATGAAATCTATGGTATTGTTATTCTCGATTATCTTCCATTGTATAAGAAGCTTGGTGCAAGAAGTGTAAAAGAACAATATACTTTAGGGTTTATTGCACAAGAAGAATTGAATGAAACTAAATTAGAATTACCTGGTTTAAGTTTCCGAGATAATTACGAAAATTATCATCAAATTTTTGTACAATATAATGCATTGGACTCAGTTCTTGTAAAACGAATGGAAGAAAAGTTAAAGTTACTTGAATTGACTTTTGCTTTAGCATTTCAATATAAGAGCAATCTTGAAGATGTGTTTAAAACTGTTCTACCATGGGAAACACTTATATTCAATTATCTTGCGTCTAAGAAAATTGCAGTTCCTCCTAGAATGAATATTCCAGATGGTGCATTTGAAGGTGCATATGTTAAACAACCTAAACAGGGTATGTATGGTTGGACAATGAGTTTTGACTTTAGTGCATTGTACAGTTCAATTATGCAGCAATGGAATATTTCACCTGAGACATTTGTTTCACCCGATATTGATTTGAATGTTGATATGTGTTTAAGTAATTCGTCCGAATATATCAATGCTCAGGAAATTGCAAAAGAACGAAACTGTACATTAGCTGCAAATGGTGCGATGTTTGATAAGAGTATAAACGGATTTCTTCCTACAATCCTTAAAGAACTAAAAGCAAACCGTGATGCTGCTAAGAATAAGATGCTTGAATTTGAAAAATTATATGAAGTCAATGGTGATAAAACATTAGTACCAAAAATATCAAGTCTTAACAATGAACAGACTGCATTAAAACTTCTAGGTAACGGAGTATATGGTGCTGGGGGTAATAAAGGGTTTCATTACTATAATTACAAAGCAGCCGAAGCTATTACGTTATGCGGTCAATATTCAAATAAACACTTAGAGAATTCTTTAAATGTTGCTGTGAATAAAATTCTTGGCACTACTGAGGTTGATTACATTATCTACTGCGATACGGATAGTGATTATGTTAATTGTCAGGCATTAGTTGATAGGTTTTGTGTTGGTAAATCTAAAGATGAAATTGTTGCGTTTTTAGATAAATTTGCAAAAACTGTTTGTCAGCCTATTGTTAATAAGTCTGTATCAGAAATATTTGATAAGATGAATTGTAAGAATCGAGTAATGGGTTCTAAACGTGAAGCTATTGCATCTGGTGCATTATTTCGTGGTAAAAAGAATTATGCGTTGTATGTTCACAATTCAGAAGGTGTTTCATATAATCCCCCAAAACTTAAAACAATTGGTATTGAAATTGTACGTTCTTCTACACCCGGTTGGTGTAGAAAGAAACTAAAAGAAGCTTTGATGATGTTGTTTGAAAAACCTGAAGAAGAATTTAAAGAGTACTTTGCTAAGATAGAACAAGAATTTTTATCTTTATCTGCTGCCGAAATTGCATTTCCTAGAGGTGTTAATAATATTGATAAGTGGCATGATAAGTTTAAGATAAAGAAAGGGTGTCCTATTCATGTTCGTGGTGCAATAGTTTTCAATAAAGCTATTACTGAGTTGCATGGACTTTCTGGTATTCAATCTGGTGACAAGATTAAATTTGTTTACATGAAGTTACCAAATCCTCTTAGAGAAAATGTATTTGGGTTTCCGTCAAATGTTAAATTTCCATCTGAATTGAAATTGGAAAAGTATATTGATTATGACACTCAATTTATTAAAACATTTGAGAGTCCTATGAGGTCATTGACTGACGTAGCTGGATGGAAATTAAGAGATGAAAGTTCATTAGAATCCTTTTTTGGAGGTTAACATGTTTGAATTGTTGAATTTTAGAAATATACTAAAATTACTTGAACGAGGTAATGGTAAAACATCTTATATCAAACAGCAAGCAGTTGAGCATTTAATGATTGGTAATGCAGTTTTGTTTATTGTAGTTAGAAATTCAGCGTATATTGGAACTCTTAAACATGAGATATATTCCGTATTACCAGAAGCATATAAAGGTATTCTTGTTTCAATTCAAGGGCATGAAATAAAAACTGATTATTCAACTGTCAGATTTATTACATATAATTCATTGTTATCAGATAGTCAACTTTGCGGTTTACGATGTAATGATATTTTATTTGACTGTCCAGAATTATTATTTGATATTAAGTTATTTGAAAAATTAATTCCAATATTATCTCGTGATAAATAAATTCATGGTTATATACAATCCATGTAACAATCAAAA